CGCGAATTCTCTAGGATGGCTGTTGTGGTCGCGAAAGAGCGGAGGAGCAACGCCGAACAATGTCATGTCTCCGCCCTTGCTAACCGGTTCAGAGAACATCTTGATCAGGTCTTTTCCGCGCTCGTCTTTCTGCTCCGCCATGTTGAGAATTCTGGCGACTTTTTCTAGCTTTCCGGGCAGAGAGATGTTGTGCGCCATGATAGTAGGATCGCGGAATTGACTCATCGGAATATAAAATTCGGGAGTGATATATCGTGGACCGACAATGCGATTAATGATGTTGTACTCAAAAGATGCGTTCCATGCAATTTTTATTACGCTGGGGGTTGCTAGTGCATCACGTAATTTCGCAGGCATAGGCCCCCTGTGCGGAAGCCATATATCAACTTCTTCCTCGTCGCATGCCCAACCAAGCATGCTGATTCCAGTGGATGGATGCTTGGCATAGTTGTCTATCCCGACTTCCTTCAAGTCAGCGAGAGAATATGTCTCAAAATCTAAGTGGAGGGTTTTTATTGGCATGTCAGATCGGCGGACATAGCGATCAGCAGGTCTCGGACTTCTTCCCACGATTTGAAATGCATGACGCCAGGGGCATGGTGGAAAATGTTCTCACGCTCGGTGCCAATCACGAAGATGGGCATGCGGCGCTCAATGGCGATGCCGAATTCAACATGGCGACCCGCGCGTAGAATGGTTTTGGTCGGGTCTGTAAAGAACACCATCACTTTTGCCGCATGTATCTCTTTGATGTCGTTAATGACATATTGCAGGTTCTCCTCGTGGGATACCTCATGCACCTGGATGGATGGACTATGGCGCTCAACGAGCCACGAGGAAGTTACTTCGACGCCGCCCGCTCGGAGTTCGGCAGCGTAGACATTCATCTGGTCTTTTCGGGAATAGGGTGCTGCGAGATATATTTTAAGCATGGTGCTCTCCATGTTAGAATTTTATGTGGCGGGGTACAGCGCGCGACCTTTCCCGCTTTAATCCCCAAGGCTGCGTTGTAGGGGAACCACGAAACTAAAACTTTTTACCGTGCTGGGCTGCTCGTCCTTCTTTGCTGTGATCCTGCCGGTTGCGGTTGAACTCATTCTTGGCGACGATGGCTTCTGCGAGACGCAGCTTGCGATCAGTGGCGTAGTTCATGAGCCGGATGATCGCGTCGGCAACTTCGCATTCTTCGGAAGTGAATTCAGGGCAGTGAGAGTCGGGACCTAGATTCTTCCTAACCGCTTCGAGGGTTTCTCCCAACTCGCCTACCGACAGCATTAGCTTTAACCCAACGCGGGCATTGCGGAAGGCCGAAAATACAGGCTCGTACTGTTCAATGCAAACTTGTTCGGACTCAAACAGTTCACGTACGACTTCCTCGAAGTGATCGAAAAGCGGATCATCCGTGCTGAACCCGTTCTTCTTGTTGATGGCTGCGGCATTGGCCTGCATCTCGGTGAATTCAAAAATGAAACTATCAGCATCCATGCTCATTTGGACCCCCTAGACATCGGTGCGCCTTCTGCTTCGAGTTCGAGTTGCAAAAGTGCAAGACATCGCCACGCGGCCTTTGCACTGTGACGCATGCCATCCGTATCGATTCCGCCGCGTTCGGCTAGATGTCGGAGAATAGTATCGGCCTGGTCTTGAGACTTTCCGCGAGCCCAGTGTAATTCCTGCCCAGGATTGTGTTGATCGTTCCCGGCTTTAGATACCTTCGCCACTTCACACAAGGCGGAAGTGAAATAGTCGAGCACGCCCGTGCATAGCGGAATTTCTTTGCGTTTCTCCGCGTTCGTAGGAAGTGCGGCGCGGCCCACTTCGACTTCATTCGTGCTTGGAGAGTAGAAAGGTTGTTTTAGCGTGATTTTCTCTGGCATAGGTCAGCCTTTCGTAAAAAGGATCGAGCGCAATTCTACATCAATTTGTTTCGCGATGTCAATATTATTCGTCAAGAAAACTCGCGCGCCCTCCGCACCCTGGCCCAACCTCTCGCCTTTGTATGAGAACCACGAGCCGCTCCGCTCGACCACTTTGTTGGCCTCTCCCAATACTAGCAAGTCCCACTCCCGCGATACTCCATGACCGTACAGGAGCCGTACCTCGGCCCAGGTATGCGGCGACGCCAGCTTGTTTTTCACGACCTTGATTTTCGTTTCTGCGCCGATCACGGTGTCGCCATTTTTCAACAGACCCGTCTTGCGAATATCAAGACGAACGGAGGAGAAAAATTTGAGGGCGCGGCCTCCGGTAGTAGTCTCGGGGCTACCGAACATCACACCGATCTTTTCGCGAATCTGGTTGATAAAAATGAGAATGGTGTGGGTCTGGTTAGTCATCCCCGTCAGTTTGCGGAGGGCCTGGGACATTAGGCGGGCCTGAAGACCCATCTGCGGATCACCCATATCCCCCTCAAGTTCGGCTTTGGGTACGAGAGCGGCGACGGAGTCTACGACAATGATGGCGATCTTGCCCGATTTCACGAGGGACTGGGTAATTTCTAGTGCCTGCTCGCCGTTATCGGGTTGGGAGACATAGAGTTCGTCCACATCGACACCCAGCTTGCGAGCATAGACTGGGTCCAGCGCGTGCTCGGCGTCGATGTACGCCGCCTTGCCGCCGAGTTTTTGAGCCTCTGCGATGATCTGGAGGCACAGGGTGGTTTTTCCGCCAGATTCAGGACCATATATCTCAATTACGCGCCCCCGAGGGATTCCGCCTACGCCCAAGGCCACATCCAGCGCGAGAGAGCCTGTCGGGATTACGTCGACCGCGACGAATTTCTTGCTTCCGAGTTTCAAAATCGATCCCGCGCCATGCTGTTTTTCAATCTCGGCCACGACCGCGCTTAAACTTACGTCATCGTCTTTTTTCATGATTTGCTCCTAGTCATACGTTGCCATGTTCGAAGACGATGACAATTAGAACATACGGTATCGCATTTTGCGATCTCTTTTTTGATCGCAAAAACAGGTAAAACACCGTGCTGGCTTAAAGTAAAAAGTTTTTTACATCGAACATGATCTAAATCCATCACGAAGGGAATAAACGACTGGCCGCAGTCCATACAAGGTTTAGATTTTGCTTGTGCCACAAGTTCGTGGTTTCTTTTGCGTCTGCGTGCTCGGAGGTCCCGCATGTGGGGTTTGTGATCTAGGGCGTATTTTCGGTTAGTTTCTTGAACCTGCGATTTATGGGTATTATAGTAATTTATAGAGCGGGCAGCGTTGCAAAGTTTGCATTCATATGTATACCCGTCCAATGTGTTTTTATTGCGATAGAAAAAATCTAAAGCCTTGCATTGCCCGCATTTGGTACCCTGTTTCATCATTCTAATATTATCGCGGTGGTCATCACTTTGTCAAGGTATTTTTTGTTGACTGAGAAGAAAGTCTGTGATGGCTTTTCGTAGCTCGTTCATCAAATACTCCTATTATGCTCTCCATGCACCTGCGTACATCGTGACCACGGTTCTCTTGCCGTTCGGGTAAACTACCACATGACTGTGCGTCCATGAGCTAGGTCCGTGGTTATACCCCCACCGAAATTCTGTGCTCGTTCCTGCAACGTAGAGACCATCGAAGATGCCTGCGGTATGTGTGTGCCCGATGACCGCTCTACGCCCGACTTTGGAAAGCTGCTTTGGAGAACCAGCAGAGCCGTTCTTGCCCAGGTCCCCGTGTTGACCGCACTCCAAACGCTTGTTGCAAATCAAAAATGATTCATCTATTGCCAAAAATTTGGCTGGGCTATCGAAAGTCGTGTATGTCCGCAACAAGTATTCGAGAACATTCAAATGAGCGGCACTGCGGGCCGCATGGTATCTTTGCGCATTACCATCATAATAAATTTCAGCGTTGCGGGGATCGTCAAACTGCGGATTGTAGCTATCGAGCCATCGGTCTAGCCAGCGGTCGTGGTTGGAGTTCACCACAACCATTTCAGTATCTGTGCGCTGGTATTTTTTGAGCACATCGGCGCAGGCTTGGAGTTCATCTTTGACTACGGTCAATCCACGGAGAGATGTTTTGAACCGCTCTAGCGGCTTTCGAGCGTCGTGATGATTGACGGAGGCCCCCTCCACTAGATCATGGATGAACTGATATTTTGGCTTCAACGTGTCCAGCATGTTGCCCTTGCTAGTGGCCGAGAGTGCTAGAACTGTCGGGTCTATTCGTGTTGCGTGAATGTCACCCCACACTATGGCCTCGACGGAATGACCGTCGGTAACAACTCCATTTTCGACCTTCAGCGTCAGATCATAAATCGTGCCAGTTTCGGTCTCGGCGTCGAGTTGCCTGACACGCCAAATGCCGTGGCTGTCAACTTCTACAATCAGACCACCGTAAGTATGATGGAACTCGGCGATCATTCCGGCACGCTTCTGAATATAATTGCGCTGGGTCACTGTCCCTGTCGTATATGCCAGCTTCGCTCCGCTGCCGCCTGTTGAGGCAATACTCCGCATAGCGATCTTCGCGTGAGGAAAGATGATCGATTGGCGGCCTTCGTAAATTTCTGATCCTGCGAGAGGGTCACCGGCAGTCGGGATGATGTTCGCTTCACCGCACCACACTAGTCCAGCACCGAGTTGCACGCGGGAGTCTTGGAAATATGGCTTGACTTCTGGTGCATACCATGGTACTCGTTCGCCACCCCTGAAGGTGTCTTTTTTTACCGACATCACGCCATAAGAGTTCTGATCGTACGTGAATGTCCCAACAAAAATTTCAGCGTTATAGTGCTTCGCCAGCGCAACTATATTTTTCCATGTCCCGGCATGCACAGGTGTGTTATTTTGTGCTGAGGTAAGAATGTAACGCTTAATCTCGCCCTTTGCGGGTAACGGACGGCTCTCTGCGACGAGACCATGAATCGTGCCTTTGGAAAAAGGCTTGGTGGGTTTTTTGAGTTTGGCTTTGGCTGGAGAAGACTCTCGGAATTTAGCCGTAATGGCCATCAATGATTGTTTTTTCTTTGCCATGGTCGATTAATCCTTGAGCCGCAGGGATTTTTCCAAATCTTCTATTTTATCTCGAACTTTCAAAAATTCTGATTTGATATTTTTGCGTGCGTACGCATCACAAATTTTTTCGTACGACTCGCGCGATTTACTTTGTTCGGTGAGTACCGTGGAGAGACGACCGTAGGCCGTTTTGACTCCGCGAAGGGATCGAGCGATGTTTTCCAAGAGATTTTTTGCGATCTCAACAACCGCGTCGTCTGCTTGCGAGTCCCCGGCTATTTTCCGGTATTCTGTGATCAAAAGCGTCGGGATATTCAGCGCAGATTGCGTCGAATCCTGCGCGGCTGCCTTCGCGACTTTTATTTGCCTATCGGCGGGAAGAATTAAAAAACGATCCCAAAACTGCGCCTTGACTTGTTTGAAAAACTGAATTGCGGTTTCCAAATTCGGCAGAATGTTGAAAACCTGACGCGAGAGGCGAGAGTCCGGCTTTCTTAGCTCGACGGCAATCCGATAAAAAATATCCGCTTTGCTGCCGGTACTACGCGTTTTTGTGGCTGGTTTTCTCCAACCAAAAGTGTTGCCTATTTCGGCAATAATGGCGGTGGAGTTATACCCTTTTTGTTCTCCGCGCTCAATCATGCGCGTTATAGTTCCAAGCACGCTGGATGGCGTCGAGGCATAAATATGGTCATCCGAGTCCACTAGCGCGCTTAGCATCTCTTCGTCGGATAATTCGCGAACCTGAATTGAAACTGAGTAGCTCGATCCATAAAAAAGAACGGCGGCGCGATGGCGATGGTGCTGACCCAATAATTCATACCATCCATCTGCGTTTTGTCGAACAACAAAAACACCATAAAACCCCGTTCTCTCGTAGCTTTGCGCCAGCGCTTGTAGTTTCGCGGAGCTATATTCAAAGTTTTCTACGTCGCGCCATGGGTTGGGGATAATATTTTTTAATTCGGTTTTCGTCTCAATTACGGCAGGCTCAACAAAATTGGAAAGCATAAATTCCTTTCATGACTAGTTAAACTTTTAGCTCGTGCTCAAGTTTATACTATCCGACTCCGTTCACTTTGAAACCTGCAGGCAGAGGCATGTAGTCTCCGGTTACTCGCTGAGATTTGTTTTTGCTTCTAACAAAACATCCATCAAGGCTTCACGAGCAGCGTCCATTTCCAGCATCGATGCTTCCGACTGATCATCGTTCACTTCTTGGATCGCGCCTTCGTAGCGTGTAAGAACTTTCAGCAATTCGTCGCGAGTCATTTGCACCTCTTGACCGGCAACAGACATCCCATAGATTTGATCCATGAGCTAACTTCAGGGTCATCCAGTAATTGTCGGAGCACTTGTCGATCCAATTCTCGACCGTCTTGAGAAATTAATTCGTCGGCATGAACAGCGATACTGCCCAGTTTAACCGCGACACTCAACGTCAAAATTTTTGTGTGAGACAGAGCATATGAAAGGGTCTCATGCGGTTTCGGCTTGCGCGCATTTTTTCTCATGATGTTAGAGTACGCTCCTAACGACGACACCGCCGATGAAGCTGGCTAGGGACGCCCAGATACCGCGCTTGCGGTCCTTGTCGACCTGCTTGTCGATTCTGTCTTGGCACGCTGAGTTGTCTGCTTTGATGGTGGCCACGAGTTCTATGCGATCTGCCGCGATGACTTTCTGTGCGTCGGAGGCTTCTACTTTTGCATCGGAAGTCAGAATCTGCTGCGCGGATAGCTGGGCTTGGAGATTGCTAACATCCGCCTGGGCCTGCGGCAGTTCATCCAGATCGGCGACTACTATTCGAGTGAGCGGCAACGTCATACTTACGGTATCGTTACTGACCGTTACGTCTGCCAAGCTAGACTTTGTCTGCTGAACTAGGCGCGCGGCTGCGCTCTTGGCATCGAGGGTGCCATCAGTCACAATCTGCTTGGCCGTTTGTGCTCGCTGCTGGGCCATCTGCTGCACAAGGGTCTGAATCAGTGCGGTCTGGGCGGCGTCTCGGGCTACATTGGCGGTATGGTCCTGAGCCAGTTGCGCAACGAGAGCGGCGGTCGTAGCGGTGTCCACGCCTTCCTTGGCTTGCTGCGCGGCGGCGACTCTGGCATCGTGGCGCTCGACCAGCGACTCGAACAAGGAAATGCCGCCGATGATGCTACCGGCGATCAGGGCGACGGCGAGTAGAACGACCAGAATATGGCTGCGAATCCAGACGATGTCGCGTTCGATTGATGCAAACGGAGTAGGTACAGGCGTTGTGCTCATACGCAAGAGGATATCAAATCGGGAGGGTTCTTGTCAAGTGTTTTCGAGACCCGTGAACGAAAATATTCGAGCACGGGGACCAAATTTTCAGGGCGGCGAGCGGCATTGAAGAAGCGTTCGATGTAGCCAAGACCCCTATTGCACTTGCGACAAAGTAGCCCGCGCACTGCCCGAGGGGCCATTGATTTTTTCATTGCCGTGACCGCCGCAACCTTAGTAGGATGACAAGCAGAAGAGATCGCAGATTGAATCGTCTCACAACATCCTGTTACCTGCCAGTTTTTTGGTCCGAGTTTGCGCGCGGTGATTTGGTAGTGAAAGTGGTCGGTACATGGTGGGTTCTCCGAGGTGAACTCTACTCGGCAGATTTTGCATCGATTATTTTGTTCGGCTCGGAGTTCGTTTTGTCGGGCGAGAGTGATCCCGTATTTGGACTGGAGTCGCTTGTCTTTAGCGCGATCTTTCGCTTCAGGAGTTGCGATCTTCTTCGTTTTTGCCATTTTTGCATGACTCCTACTTCTCAACCAAAAATAATCGTTCGGTTCGCGAAGCTTTTCCGCCTACACAGTGCATATCGGTTTTTGTTTCCGTGCGCCAAACCTCGCGAGCGAAAGACGGCGCGAAGTACTCAGAAACTAAAACGATGTTATTTTTACCCGCCCACTGTCTCATGATGTTCCAAAACAGCGAAGAATCAAAATGAGTTGAAGAATATCCTTGCGTTGTGTTGGCATAGGGCGGATCACAATACACCAAACTATTTTCTGGGGCGCACTCCGAATAATTTCGGTGCAGGAAAGACACTCCCTGTAAACTTTTTGCTTTCTTTATTATGGCGTTATGGGCGTTCATTGCATAATTTCTATTACCTGATCTTGCATATCCACCAAAAAACTTACCTCCGAAAGAGCAGCCAAAACCGACAAATCCTCGAAGCGCGGAAGGCGGAGAATTTTTAATCGATAAATATTCAGACTCAGATACATGTGTCGGAGGTTCCCAACCGTTCGCGACAGCGGACCATAAAAGCACAACATCTTCACACAAATCAGACGCCGTGCGTGTGCCGGACACCGCGGCAATAATGTTCGCGCCCCCACAAAAAGGTTCTATGAACGGTCGTCCATCACGAACAGACTCTAAATATGTTGCCAGCGCTTTTGCGATTCTGAATTTCCCGCCCACGTACTGCATCTATTTGCCATCTTTTACGCAAATGCTCGCGATGCGACCACGGACGGCAGTATCAGCAAATCGAATATGCATCCCCAAATCGCAGGCGGTCTGATAAATTTGGCGGGTCGTCTGTCCGCCAATCGCGCTGAGAAATTGTCGACCCCAAGCCGAGACAGGTTTGATTTTTCCGTCGGCAGTAAAGTCTAGGTCAAAGTTCAATGTTTTTGTCATGTCGATGGCCTCCAAGAAGCCAATATACCGCGATGACGAACATATGTCTAGTTATTTTTTAGCTGGCGATTTGATATCCGGTAGGTGCTTGTTTGGCTCAGACTTGGCGGTCTCGTTGGTGTCTGATTCTTGCTCGTCGTGGTGAATCAAAGCATAGCCAGACACTAGCCCCTGCAACCCTAGTACAGTGCGTTTGCTCTTCATTATTCCCCCTCAGGGTATGTATCTTGTGTGATGTGAAACACTTCAGACAAGCGATGTTGACCTTTAATTTTGTTGTATCCTACGATTCCATCATATCCGGCTGCGCGCAAAGCGTGCGCGACTATATTCTCCTGAATCGCGTAAGCCAAAGTGTTTCCAAATTTACTATGTTGAATGATGTAGTCGGCATTGTCGGGGTCCGCTCCGTATTTTTTCAATATATCGGTAACATTTTCTAGAAATTCTCCCGTTGACGACAGATGTTCTCTTGCCGACCCAAAAGAGATATGTTGTAAGACATCGTTGCGCATCGCATCATAAGCGCCTTTTCCTTGTATTGCATCGTACGCTCGTTGCGGAACCTTGCCGCCGGAGGCACCCTTCGCAACGATGGGATTTTTGAAAGTGATATCACCTTCGATCCGTTGCGTACCGCCGTACCCCATTTTGCCTGACTTGTAGTATTTGGAGTAGGGGGACTTCGGCTCGGGCGAATAAAACACTCCAGTACGTACAGACGGTGATCCCGCTTGTTCGGGTTTTTGATATCGCTCTGCGCGAACAGTTAATTCTTTGCCATTAATTTTTGCGCCAGCAGTGTTCTGTACGGCGGCTGCGAATTCCTCAGAGTTTCCGTGAACAACTTTGGGAGTCTCTGCTTTGAATGGTGAAGTAATTGTTTTTGGGCTGAAAGCGACGTAACTTAGCCCGCCTTCGACCTCGTTTTTATATGATGCCCCGTCATATCCTGCATCTGTCAACAGATGTCGAGCCTGGGTGGCTAATTCGGCGGCCCCATCATGCAGTAATTCATCTTCTCCTTCTTCGGGGCGATAGGTTTCAAACAACCAGCGATTCTGTTGCTGTCGAAAACTCAGGTCAGAGTTGTATTGTTTTAGCCATTTTTCGGCGGCGGGGCCGTTATCTTGAATCTCTTCGTCATCGATATCATCCGCACGCATCGCGGCGTTCAGGAGTTCTTCTCCAGCATATCCTGCATCAGTCAGATTACCGGAATAGAGTATACCCCGCATATTGCTTTCGGGACCAAAATTCATTATCTTTTTGAATTTCAAATCGACAGGAATTACTCTAGGGCCTGCCGCGCCTTCTTCGCCCTCTCCGGCTTCATATCTCGATTTCATCCAAGATGTCTGGCGAGTAGCAAACTTATTGGCGGTTTCTGGTTCGGCGCTGAAGTGCGCACCCAAATAAGATGTGGGATCAGGGCCACTGCCTGATGTGGTCGGTTCACCTGTTTTTTCATCTGTTGTGCGGCCTTCAGTAGAGAATTCATTGAAGTTTGTGCTAGCGGTAGTGCCATGATACGCGCGAAATGGCTGTCCGTTTTGCGGTAATTGCGCGGCTTCGACCTCCTCTTCCGCGCGCTCAGCTTTCTCGTCTTCGGACAAGTTCTCGATATCGGGATGGCGATAATCGACCACCCACGCGGGGGCATATTGTTGATCTTGTTCTCCCCAAACTTGAGCGCGATGGTTACCATCTAATATTTCCATTTTTCCGTCGGGATGCACGGACACTTTAATAGGAACTGGCGAGCGAGGATGAGAATAATCGGGACGGTCAAAGTTTTCTCCTTCTTCATCCTCAGGAGTATCTCCCTGCGGGAAAGCCGGACTTGGCAAGTCTTCCATAGGGATATAGGATTGATAGATTGAAACATCTTTTCTGTTGTTCGCGTAGTCTCGACGAATCGTTCTTTCGTCAACTTTTTTATCTGCGTCTTGTAGGTCCTGCGCGTTCCAGCGAACGTCTTGATACTTGGCACGGGACGGCAGATCGTCAGGATGTAGTCCTACAGCATCTGGCGGGGTTTTGTTATCTTTCTCTTCGGAGACGACATCATCTGAGGGTCTTCCGGCGATTGCGTTCAAGGTTTTTTGACCGCCCTCTACAAACCAGCTAGAGAGATCGCTACGTTGATGGACGATGTTTAGAATATGGTCAATTGCCTGAAGTTTTTCTTCCGGGGTTTTGGCACGCATTAGCGTGATCGCCCCATCGGCTAGTTTGTTGGCAGCAAAATCCGTAAGTCGCCAGTTACCTTTTTCATCGTCGAAAAATGACGGACTCAGTTCGGAATAGTAGTCCGCGTCATGTTTTTCTCCCAAAATACGATCAGTAAAATCTTCTATGGATTCTTCGGAGTGCCCTGTTAGCACGTTATTGACTTGAATTTTATGGATGTTTTCTAAAACGGTGTCGGCGATGTTATCAATTCCTTTTTCATCTCGCACAAAACCGAGTTTAGCGTAATCGTTCCAGATTTTCGTTAGCCTTCCTGCAGGAACTAAACTCCACCGCTGGCGGTAACCATCTTTGCCGATAGATTTGCCGTACTCTTCTATAATATTGTTTGCGACTTGGTCCTGTCGTTCTCTATAGTCTTCAACTGCGCGCTGGAAGTCTTTTTCGGAGGGTTTGATTTTATCTTCGTCGACTATCCCTTCTTTAGTTTCGGCAGACTTGCCCATAGGGCCTTGCGAACTTCCGCCTTCTCCTCGGGCGACATCTGTTGGACCGACTTCAGAACCTCGTCCCCCAGTTGTTCCGTTGTCAAGCTTTCCGGTACCTGCTGATTGCTCTTTGGCATTTGCGATTCTCCTTTGTATTTCTTGATGCATAGCTTGCAGTCTTTCGGGACTGGCATGATACTGTCGAGAGAGTCCGAGTTCACGAACTCCCGCATTCTCCTGCAAAACGCTCGATACTTCGGGGCGCAGCAAATACTCTTTCCCGTAGTCTATGGCTTTATGCATAAATTCCATCGCGGCGGTATGATCCATGTCTGCTGCACGTAGAATTTGATATGCACGAGCGCCGTCGCCGCCAGCGCGAATAAGTAAATTATTGTTGGCCGCGCGCGGAAGATCATTAAATGCTTCGTCCGCCGCAATACCCCCCATCAAACTTCGCACCACCGGGGCCACTTGAGTTGGAATAACTTGACGAGTGCCTGGAGTAAATATCTCTCGTGATGGCCACAACACGCCCGCGCGAGCATCTTTAGGCATTCGAGGATGACTTGAACTTAATATTCCCTCCTGCGCCAAACCTTCCGCTTGCCCAACTAATGCATGGCCTAATTCATGGATGATGGTGTGAACCTCTGGACGACCTGCAGAATATTTCATCTTTTGAATCTTGCCTGTCGGCACGGAATATTCGGCGGAATGCGCGACGTTTTCGGGCATCGTGTCGAGACGCCACTCTGATGCGGACGGAAACTGCTTTTGAATAGCCGCCAAAGCCTGTTTAGGGGAGTGCGCATCAACGTCTACTTTGTGGCTCATGCCGTCTTGATTAGTGACCTCCATCCTGTATGTTTCTTTGTGTGGGGTCTGAAGTTCGGGAGAGACGATGTCAGAGTCTTCGATGTCTGGTTCATTATGCCAAATATCGACTTTTTGACGCGGTTCAGAAACACTTTCAAAATGATGTGCTCGATGCCAGTCTGTTAGGTTGCCGAAATTTTTGCCTGACTTTTTTGCTTCAGCAGGAGACACCACAGAACTTCCGACCGGTTCGAATCCTTTAACCTTCATTGCTGCTTCAATTTTCGGCTGATCGTAGTTATCCACAGCGAGGTCCAAATCATGTGTGGATGCCCCTGTTTCCGCTACCGACCCCACTACCTGCGCGCCGATATGGTCTGCTAACTTTTGCGCGCCTTCTTTGGAATATAGCGGCACTGCTGTGGGCGCTTTGCTTACAAGCTTCCCGCCAGCTTCTGCAAATTTTTTATCTCTGGGTTCTGGTTCAACCAAATTTCTGGGGATTTGTCGATCCACCCAATCAATCGCTTCTTCTGGTCCATCAAATTCTTTTTCTCTTTTTACCCCGTATCCAAGAACTACTGGGTCTTCTTGTGGTGCAACGGATAGAACATCTAATAGGCGGGTTTTATTGGCATCGGTAATTTCAAATACCTCTAAAGTCGTGGTCGGCGTATGCTTTCGGCTATTATCAATTGTAATGCGCACCGCCCCTCGTTTTAGTGCTTCCTCTGTTCCGCTAAAGCCCAATTTACGAGCAGTATCTGAATGGTCTAACTTATCTTCTGTATGAACATAATTCTGCCCATTTGGTAAAAGCCAGCCTCCCCCCGCGAGAACTTCGGAATCAGAACCTTGATTTTTTTTAGGGATCGCTTTATTTGATACGTCTTTTGGAATGACGCCCTTTACTTTCTTGCCGCCGATCTTGTCGGACATGATAAGAGATTCGATGGGGTCCGTTTCAGGTTCTTCGGGAGACAAATCCATTTTCTCCCCGCGCACGTTAGCGATGGTGTCTGAATATCCCGACCAAAGTTTGGCCGGGATGTGAGTTTCTCCCCGCTGATGGGCTTCGACGACGCGGTGCATGCCATCTTCAACAAGATACTGACCATTATCTGGATTGTAGAAAATTTGAACAGGCTCTGATGTTTTGCTGCCACGTCCTTTGGCGATATCTGAAGACGCCCTCGAATATGCCTGCGGACTCACGGAAATATTCTGAATGGGAATCTGTGTATCGACCGCCGCATCTTTTGAGATACCTTTGGCGAGATTGGCTGGAGGTTGCCACTCAGCGGCAGGGGCGGTTTTCGCCTTGATAGCGGCCTGCATCTTCGCTTGCGCGTCGATCTGCTGCGCAGCATATTCTTGGACCTGTGCTTCGGGGATGCGCTGCGGCACGGAGACACGGATACCGTCTGCGTTCTCCGCCCACTTAACGCCGTTGGTGTCGGTCGAAATTTTTATTGGGGCTGCTTCGGGTGTTACCTTCGGGCCTAATTCATGTTGTAGAACAACAATGCCGCGTTGTCCCTCGATTTCCTCAGGAGTACCGATAGGTTTAAGATAATAGTCTCCGCCCTGAACATGCACAACGCGCATATTTTGAACTGGTTTTTTTGCATCGAAACCCGAATAAACGGGGCTTTGATTGACGGTGACTACGTCTCCAGGTTTAATACCTGCGGGTTCAGTCGATGTGGTGGTTTCGGATTTAGGTGCCGTCTCTTTCGGAGTCGGGACTACCAGTTTGCCACCAGCTTCGGCGAATGCGTCAGGATCGGGGGCTGCTGGGAGTTGCTTGGTCGCTTCGGGGAGCGCTTTCTGGGGTTCTATGGTGATGACCTTGCCTGAACGCGCATCGGCGAGGTTGGCTTCTTTGCGCACGGCCATGTTCTCGCGGGCTTTCGCGCCCGCTTCATGAACTGCCCCGCCCGCTTCGTTAAATGCATGGAGCCCTGATTGAAATGTCATCGCAGCGGTCGGAATCATTTCGCTACCGATTTCAACAGCTTTGTCCCAGTCTTGCTGTTTCACTGCTCGCACAAATTCGGGCGACTGATTCACCAGTTGATGCGCCATCTGCGCGCCGAAAACAGCACTCATACCTGCACGCGCGACTTGTGGAATGCCCTCAAAGACCCCCCCGCCAGTCAGGAGCAATAGAGATTCGGGCCGAATCATGCCTGTCGCAAATTTGGATAATCCTCTTGATGTTGCATCTTCGGCTCCGGTTGCGGTTCCGACATCAAAAAGGCCGCGTTCATGCAGGAGCCGCGCCGCCTTAACCCCAGGCAAATCTTTTTCCGTAGCGAGTTCGCTGCGGGATGCGCCTGTGTCCGAACTTGCTGGGTCCAGCAGCATCCCCGGAGCAGTCAGGGCATCCAGCATCCTGCCTGCCGCGCTCTTCTTCGGTTTGGATGCGTTGGGTCCGCCCACCGCAGGAGGTAGACCTGTAGGTTTCGTGGTGGTCGCTGGCTGCTCAGGTTCGTACTGATTAGTGAAAGGGTTTAGCGGAACCTTCGTCATGTCCTGCATGCCATAGGCAGGATTCGTCGGGGCGGGGGGGTGCATTGCGCCAGGGCCCTCGGTCAGACTAATAGTCTGCTGAGTTGGCGTCATACCCGCTATCGAAGGCGCGGCGGAAATGGGCTTTTCGTCCGCCACGATTATGGCTCCACGTGGAGGACAGTCAGGTTGGGGTCTATTTCTTTGGCTTTGTCGAGGCGATCCACCGGAACGTGGTAATGGGCCCCGTTACTGGCATGGATAAGAGCGTGCTGAGATGGCGTTGCTGGCACGTCTGTAGGCACCTGGGGCGCTTCTTCGGCTTCGGGTGTCTTCTTACCCTTCGGAGCGACTGCAGGCTCGCTAGGGGCGGCTACAGGCTCTTTCTCGGGGGTCACAGCGGCAGTCGTAAAGGCCTTCATCACCTGGGGGTGGCTTTCTGCCTTTTCCAAAACATCGGGCGGAAGGGCGGCCATCTTATTCAGGGCTGCGGTAACCTTGTCCACAGGTTCAATTTTGGCGGGGGGCGAGGCCAGTTGTTTTGCTTGGAACAGCTTGTGCTTGGTATCGTCAGGGATCGCGAGAGGGGTCAGGTGCTGGACCAACTCGTCGGAATTTTTGGAGTGGAAAGCATCCCACAAATCGCTGCGTTGCTGATCGTTCAGGGTCGGATCGGCATTGAGTACTGGCGCGGCATGATCCATGAAAGGTGATGTTGGTGTTGCCATATTAGCTCACTTTCTCTGCGTTTTGTATGCAAAGAGGGCAGTTCGAATTCGTCAGATTGCGCGCGATATGCCAGCGACGATGTTGCCCGACTACTGCGCCCTGTTTCCCAAACACGCTGCGTTCGTCGTGCGTTAGAGCGAAAAGTCCTATTTTGTTCGCCTGATTTTCGGCGGCTTTTCTTTTTCTGGCCGCCGTGGCCTGCGGTAATTTTCGGATTCGGTCCAATTGTCCGCTGGCGACATGCGCTAACCCGACTCGGCGCTGCGCTTCTTTCGCTTGCGGTAATTGACTGATGCGATAAATATGCCCGGTTTCTACTGCCCTGATACCATTTGCCTCTCCGCTTATTTTACCCGCCGCCCGTCCGACTTCTTGGCGTTGTTCTTGGGTAAAAGCGTGAATCCCCGTACCAGCCTCTTTGGCTTTAAGCCCGTTTATTTTACCGGCACGACTGCAGTTTTTTCTCTGTTCTTCTCGTTTTTGACTGCCGTCCTGCCACGATTTCTTATGACCCACGCTCATCTTCTGTTTCGATTCTTCAGAAAATTCGCCGGTAAATCCTTCGCCGCCTCGGCAGATATTATATCCCACATCGGGGTGCTGCGTTTTCAAAACTTTAATGTAATGCTTCTCCCAATCATCGCACTCGGCCCTTGTTTGCAACTCGGCCTGCAACGGATGAATGCTCCACGATTCCCGAGGGTGCTTGCGCATCGATGCGTAGAGACGAGATCGGTGACTCAAATATTTATGCGCCTCATACCATTTCTGCTGCAAATACTGTCGCAGGTTCAAACCCTTGTGCTGCCCGATATAAATCTTCAGGGTTTCCGAGTTGACGATCACATAAACAAACATGATTTATTCTCCCACTTATGGAGAGAAAAGTCAACTTTTAAGTCGTCACGAAATCCCTGGCTCCATGTCTATCTGTCCCAATTTCACTTCGAAACTCATCTCGCCTTTTTCGTCAAGATATACCGCCACCACCCCGCCTGGTGAACAGGCTTCTTTGATGTCGGTGATGCCCATCAAACATTTTATCACAGAATTATGAAGGAACAGCGCGGTCGGCAAGCAATTGTACGGAGTAGCGAGATACTGATATGCCACTTGCACGCGGTCTCTAAACTGGTCTCCCGATTCGCCGTCGGGGATCACAAGGGTCGGGTCGTCCGCGTACTTTTTATATTCGGCGACGCGCTCGGGAGTTTTGGTTTTGCCCTCGAAGTGCCCAACTTTGCGGGCACGCAAGTTCGGGTCGGTGCCCATGAACGGGCAAGAGACGCAGCCCGAGTCCATTAGGTACTGCGCGGTTTGAATCGTGCGAGGGAGATCGGAGGCGATGACTCGGCCAACCCGTTCATAGGATATCCACCGTGCGGCGGATTCGGCCTGCTTTATTCCTTCTTCCGACAAGCCGTACGGGCCCCAGGAATCCCAAATATCCATTCTGGGAAGTTCACCGTGGCGAATAAGCCAACCAACGAGTTCGCGACTTGGGTCCATGGTGAACATTTTGCTCGTTTCTTTTAATACTACAGCGCATATTAAAATTTAGCGCCGTTTTCTTTAATTCGGCGGATGCCTGTAGCAGCTGGACGAGAGTAAAAACTCGCAACTAGAGTGCCATCCGTCACGCAGGCATCCACTAACAGCATACCACGAGGATCGGGAAGCCGTCAAGCGAAATCCAGCTTTTACCAGTTGACGCCGCTAGCAATCTCTCCCGCTTGAGTCAATGATTGATCTCGGCGCACAGTTGCCGAGGGAATAGGGAGTTCCGCCGCTGCCGGTGGCCCCATTTCTGCCAACGGACTAGATTTTTGGACCGCCGCCATAGGAAATCCAGGCGTTATTAAGGGCGATCCGAGCGATGCTGTTCCGACGCCGACATTCGGTGTAATTGCAGCCATGATGTTGCCTCCTAGGAAAGTTGCTCGACGACGTAATATAAATCGTAGGTCACTACTGCCGCCCCACTCGACGCCGAGAATTGAATTGCACTCGTGGCGGACTGCAGCAACAGGCTTAAAATCGTGTATGGAGTATCGGTGGGTGCGTTACTGCCACCAGATTGATTGGCGGATGCGATATGTCCTGAGTTTGAATCTGTCCAAGTCAGTTGTAAAATTTCAGTCGGCGATCCTGCAGGATAGGAGCTATGAGGTTCTGGGCTAAGATATAGCGAAACTCGATAGGTCCCTGCGACCGATGGAGTAAAAATAGTTGTCGATGCATGAGACGCTCCCGTCCACTGAATGGTGCCGCTTGCAACGATTGTTGGTACGTTTCCAATACAAGGCATGGTGTTTCCTCCTATGAAATTAGTGCGAGAGCCCATGTGCAGAATGACCTGCACTGATTACTTTTTCAACCATTTTTAGAATGTTCGCGGGAGTGCCGCTGGTGCCGTTCGCAGTCACGACAGTCCCTTTTGTATTATCGACGCCGCTGCCGACGTTCGGTGCGAATTTATCGTGCGCTGTTACTATTAGTCCTGACATAATTCCTCCTGAAATAGAAACGCCCGTCGTTTACAAGGCGACGGGCGGTTGTTGGGCTTGCGCCCGAATTTGTATCGAGCCGATTTTTAGACGTAGTTCAAAGAGAACTCGTCGAGAGTCACAATGTTGCCGGTTTCAGCAACGCCCTGAGTCGCGGTTGCGAAGAAGTTCAGGTCCTGTTCGCCGACGAGTCCAGTCACAACGGTTGTGGCGGTCTTCGCGCCGGTCGTGGAGTTGAACGTTTGTGATTGAAACCAGCCTTCTAGATTGCCCTGCGCGTCCAATTGGACATACGCGTCGAGAGAAAAGCTGCCAGCGGTCGCGCCAGAGCCGAGAGTTCCTGTTGCGCCGGTAGCGATTTTGTTCGACCCGGTAATAACCTGGGCTGAAGTGTCGGTAGATGGCACGGGCAAGAAAGAGGCAGGCACTTGGTACAGCGTGATGATCAAGGTGGCGACATTGGCCGAAGTGGCGGTCATCTGCCCTGCGATGTGAATCCACAGAACTTGGCCTGTGCCCTGATACAAGCCGGTGACGCCAGCAGACAGAGGAATGTAGCCCCCGCCGGTCAGAGTCAAAGCGTTGTTATTCAGTTGGAAGACAGTCTCGGTCGTGGTGACCACTGTTCCCGAGATCGGGGCCAGAGTTAGTTGCTGAGTTCCGGCTACCTGTCTGCGAATCGTTGAGGCGTTGGACATTGTCGTTTTCCTTTTCCTTCTTGAAAGATTTCAAGTACAAAATCGCTGATTCAAGTTCGGCAATCGAATCGTGAAACTGACCGAGGCCGACATTGTGTTCCCTGCAGAGAACCATGCGATTTTCATTCGTCTCATGGTTATGGTCTTGGCATGGCGAGTTTCGTCCCTTGCCACGCGGCCCGAACGGATGATTTCCGATAGGGCACATACCACCTTGCTTAACGATCTGCGCTTCGAACTCCGCGAGAGTGATGTTATGCACGCACTGATAATACCTGTCGTGCTTAGCTTCTCGCGTCTGACTGGGCCAGGACGCCACTTTGTCAGGATGTTCTTCGCGATACTTCTTTTGTCTCCGACTTGCACTCGCTTTGGCTGCTTCGCTATTTGGGTCTTTGAATGGCATGATCGCCTCCTAGACCCATTTTGCTATAACACCTAATCGAAAGTCAAGCGAAAACTTTAATTCTTTGCAAAACGCCGTAACTTACTGATTATACGGCGCTTACCTCTCCGCGGATTCTTCGGAACCCAGGGGTGTTATTTGTATTAGGCCTTGCTACAACACCGAGGAACCAGTCATAAGAAACAATCGCGCGAGTCTGGAGCATCGGGTTCGAGAGATCGATGTCGTTATCGCCGAAAGTCTTGACGTTCACTTTGAAGCTGGGATTTCGTGGAACCTTGTTGCCCAGCAACTCGGAGGCCAGCATGGCTTCGCGGCCAACGATATAGGTCGCGTAACCGGTCTTGCCGACCGAAGGATAGTTGGAGTACGTCGGAACCGTCTGGGTGCGGATGATGCGAACACCCGCCCATTCGAGAACCGAGTAGCCGCGCGTCATGTCCGTCTTGAGAACGGCAGCGCCAGCTTCAGACCGCTTGAGTGTGTCGACAGCCGAGCCCGCTGAGTTGTCCGACATGAAGTCGTACACAACGTAAGGGTGCATGGCCGAGGTATACATTCCGCCGTCACGTCCTGGGACCGCGTTACCCATCAACTGGGACTCGGACTTGCGGATCGTGTTGGACAGCATGAACTCGTTGTCGAGCAGGTCGATGCGGGCCGTTGGCTGCGCAACTGCGGCAGC